CGGCCGCCCGCGTCGCGACCACCGTGACGGTCTCCGGGTCCGGATCCTCGGCGAAGTACCAGGCGTCCGCGACGCTGCCGTCGACGTCGACGCAGGCGATCACCGAAACCGGTCTGTTCAACCAGGCGACGCTCGGCGGTGGCTCACTGTTCGTGCACGCTGTGTTCGCCGCGATCAACGTCGTCTCGGGCGATTCGATCGCGTTCACGATCACGATCGATCCCGCGTAGGAAGCATCCGTGGCGAGTCCGTGGACCCGCACGCAGGCCACGCCGGTCGCCTCATCAACGGGCACCGGCTCTCTCGGCCTAGTGTGGGGCGCGCCGACGGTCGCCGGCCACAATCTGATCGCGATGATCGCGGTCAACGCGCCGGCGACGCCGCCGGACGTGACCAAGCCGGTCGGCTCCGAGTGGGTCGCGGGGCCCGTCGTCAAGCTCGCGTCGAACCTGACCGTCGCGGTGTTTTACATCTCCGCCGCGATCGCCCACAGCGGCACGGAGACGTGGGGCCTGTCCACCGGCAGCCGCGACATGGTCGGGATCATGGTCGAGTACGCCCACTCGGGCGGCGCGGGGATCAAACTCGATCAGTCCCAGACGGGGAGCAATACGGGCAGCACGTCGCCGTCGACCGGGACCACCTCGGGTTCGACGGCCGGGCCGAACGACCTCGTGGTCTCGGTGATCGGCAACGTCAACACTTCGACCGAGACCTCGCCGGCGGGCACGCCGACGGGGACGTTCGCGACCATCAGCAACGGCATCTCCGCCAACGCGACGGCCTCGAGCCGCGTCCAGGGCTATTTCTACGAGAACAAGGCCACGGCCGCCGGCACCGCTGAGACGCACGCCACGCTCGGGACCTCGCGCGCATGGGCCGCGGTCATCGCCGCGTTCCTGCCCCTGTACACGCAATCGATCGCTGCATCGCTGACGGGCACGCCTGCCGCGTCGCGGGCGACGTCGCACGGTATCGCCGTCGCCTCGTCCCCGTGGTTCCCGCTCTCGTCCAGGTCCACGGCGAAGGGCGCCAGCGTGGGCACGACGTTATCTCCCGTCTCTGCGCAGACCACGTCCGTGCCGGTGGCAGTCGGGGCCGCGCTGACCCCGGTATCCACGCAGGTGACGTCGAAACCGATCGCCGTCCCTTCCCCGACGTTCACGCCGGTCACCGTGCGCGTCACGTCGAAGACGCTGGCGGTGGCCGCCGGTCTCGGCTGGGGCCGCGCGATCAAGCGCACGCCGGGCAAGGCGCTGGCGGTGGGGCTCACCGGCACGCCCGCCGGGGTGCGCGCGGCCCTGAAGGCGCTGGCGCTCACCTCCGTGTTCACGCCGGCGACGAACCAGTCCTCCGAGCGACCGGGCGTCGGCTGGGGCGGACCGTGGGGCGAGGTCCCATGGGGCGGCATGGTCACGCCGGGCATCGGCGGGCGGCCGCTCATCGGGCGCGACGAGTTCCCGGACGAGCTGCCGCCGTACGAGCATCGCATCATTGGACCCAACGGCCTCACGGACTCCCCCGAAATCATCGCCGGGTTCTACGCCGACGAGGACGTGGGCTTCGCGCAGCTCGTGGGCACCGTCGAAGCCGAGCGCGTGCGCGATCAGCCGGACATCTACACCGACGGCGCGCAGTGGATCGTCACGGACTCCTCGACGGGGCTCGTTGTGGCGGCCGGCGACCTGCTGACCCCGGCGTTCGGTGGTGGGGCGGCGGCACTGAAGGCCGACGGCTGGGCCAAGCGCCTGCTCCGCAAGGGCGAGCGCCTGATGTACGCGGCCGCCGGCAACTACGGCGCCACGTGGGTGCCGAAGAACAGCGAGCCGTTCGGCCCGAGCGGGCGGGGCTACTACGCGCCGGGCTCTGACAAGTTCCAGATCGACTCCAACGGGGCGCTGCGCTGGAAGATCAGCAAGGGCACGGATGGGTGGACCGAAGGCGACCAGCACGGGTTCATCGCCGTGTTCATCGGCCTCCGCCCCGGCGTCACGCGCGTGAAGGGCCATCTGCACTCCACGGTCGACGGCGTGAACTTCCGGCTGATGCTCTACTCGACCGACAGCGTCGAGGGGCTGTTCGGCACCGGCGTCGAGCTCGCCAACTTCACGAGCGGCGGTTCGGACGCGGACTTCGACGCTGCTGTGGACCCCGTCGATCCTGTCGTGGTGCTGCAGATCGAACGCACGACCACGGGCACTACGACCCAGGACGTCGAGCTGACGGCGACCGGGCTGTGGGAGTACGGCATCGCCAGCGACGACCGCTGGTCGGCATCGGACGTCGGGAGGGACATCGCGGGGCGGCTGGGCTTCGCCACGCGGATCAAGGAATCGTCGCTCAGCGTGCTGCCGCTCGACTCCGGTGCCGACGGCGTCTACGCCGACCCGCTCGACCTGGCCTGCCTGCTCTCGGGCATGTTCTACCGGGTGCTCGGGATCGAGCCGGGGATCCCGATGCTGGAGATGCGCCACATCGGCTCTGTGCAGTGGGAGATCATCGATCCGGAGTTCAGCATCTCGCCGATCCCGCTGCCGCGGTTCGACAGCGTCCTGGTGCCGTACACGCTCTCCAACGGCGTCGCCCAGGGCGTGCTCGAAGTGCGCGCCGACTCGATCGACCAGCCCATGCTTCCGATCAGCCGCGCCTACGGTCCCATCTCACTGCCCGACCCGCTGCCGAACGCGGACAACGCGCAGCTGCTGGGCCAGCGCCTGCTCGAGCGCGTGTACCCGCCGCGGTTCGCTGGGCAGGCGACGTTCAGCCGCGTGTACGGCGACGGTGGAATCGCGTCGGCGCACGAGGTCCACTCCCAGGACACGATCGTGTTGCCGCTGAACGCCGGACTGGCGCTGCAGACTAAGAGCCTTCACCGAGAGGGCGGGTTCGCCCAGGTGACCTTCGACGACGGCGCGCTGCCGGTCGACCGGATGGTCGCGCGGAAGACGCGACAGATCCTGCTCAAGCACCCCGCATGATCGCCCTCGCCGCCGTGGCGGCCCGACGGGAGTAGGAGGCCGGCGTGCCGGACCACGTGCACGAAGACGTCAACCGGCGCCTGACCACGCTCGAGCGCTCCATGGTGACTCGCGACGTCATGCAGGCCACCGGCGAGACGCAGCGCGAGACCTTCAAGCGCATCGAGCAGAAGATCGACGATCTCCGCAAGGACTTCGACGACGCCGAGCAGGATCGCCGCGACAGTGCCCGCTCGCTACGGAACCTCGTGATCGCCGCCATGCTCTCGGGCGTCATCTCCCTGATCGTCGGCGTGGTGCTGTTCCTCGTGTCCCATCACTGATGGAGGGAGACATCCTCGCAATGACCGAAGCTGACCGCCGCTCGACCCGCAGGTTCCGCACGTTCACCTCGATCGTTGTCGGGATCCTGGTCGCCGGCACGATTGCCCTCCAGCTGGTGGTGCTGTTCACACTCGTCGGCGAGAACCGACAGTCGAACGCGCACCTCAATCACATCACCACCGGCAACGTGCTGGCCGGCTTCGAGTCGAGGAAACAGACGCGATGCGTGGCCAGGGAGGCACAGGCGACGCTCCTGCGGATCCTGCTCGCACCGCGGCCGGCCGGGAGCCCGCAGCTGACGCCCGACGAGATGGCCAGGATCAGGGCGCTCATCCCTCTTCCTTCGGTCCGCGTTCGAAACGGGGACGGGACGATCACCGTCCTCAATTGCGACCGGATCATCCGTGAGGCGTTGCCGGGTCTGCCCGAAGGGATCGCGCCGGCCGGAACGTAGCGGGTTGGAGGATCCGGCGCCCGCGCTGCTCCGGCTCGTGATCGACACATCTGATGGTGAGCGCGTCTTTCTGCTCGAGCAGGAGGGCGACCACTGGCTCGTGATCTATCAGGACCGCGTCTACGTCGCGCGCGCCATCGGAAGCCGCCAGCGGGCGGAGAAGCCCGTTCGAACGAGGAAGGCCCTGCCATGACGCTCTTGCTCCAGGACCGCTACCACGGCAACGGCGACATCCCTGTGACCGCGCTCGCGAACGATCCGGACTGCGCCGGCGTCATCGTGAAGGTGTTCGAGGGCGAGTCCTACGACACGTCGTGGTTCCTCACCTGGTGGCCACAGCTGCTGAAGGCGCTCGACGACGGGAAGTTCGAGGCCGTCGGCGCCTATGACTGGGTGCTGTTCCACGAGGACGGCGCGCAGCAGTTCGCGGATGCGAAGGCGGTCGTCGACCGGTTCGGCGGCTGGGAGCGCCGCGGGGTGCTTCCCCCGATCGCCGACATCGAACGCGGCGACCAGCACACACCGATCATCGCGAGCCGCGTGCTCGCTTCATGCAAGGCATGGACCGCGGCCGCGGCGAAGGCGGGGTTCACCCGCCGGATTCAGTACGGGCGGTCGTTGCAGCGCGATCTCGGGATCTCCGACCACATGGGGTTCACCGACCTGTGGACGCCCCGGTATAACGGCAACAACTGGACCGGATGGCAGACGTGGCTCGGCGAGCCGCCACTGCCCGGGTGGCACCTGTCCGACGTCCGGCTCTGGCAGGGCACCAACGGCCGCGAGGGGCCCGTCACGACCCTCGGCGGCCAGAAGCTCGACACGTCCCTGTGGACCGGCTCGCTCGACGAGCTGCACGCGTTCGCGGGGCTCACCAACCCAGGAGGAGGCGACGACGACATGACCGACGATCAGATCGCGCAGGCCCTCGGGTTCGCCGACGCTGGCAGCGCGAAGCAGCGGATGGCCTTCATGAAGGGCCAGGACGACGCGGCCAAGACCCCGCCGGTGAACACCCCGCCCGCCGACCCGAAGCAGGCGGCGGAGTACGCCCGCGGCCATGCCCTCGCGACGAACGCGCTCGCGGGCGGAGGCGGCGGGCTGCCGGAGCACACGCACGACACGGAGGGCAAGACGGGAGGCGTGAGCGCATGAAGCGACTGCTGTGTTTCGTCCGCACCTACGCGAAGGCGATCGGCGCTGCAGGCGGCGCGGTCGTCTCTCTGATCGCCGCGCACGTCGCCGGGCTTCCCGCGGGTTGGGCCGTCGCCGCGCCGGCAGCGATCACGACGGCGCTCGTGTATCTGATCCCCAACACGGACTGTCCGCCAGCCTGATCCGTTTCACACATGTGAAACGCGCCCCTCGGCCTTTTCGTTCTCCCTCGGGAGGGCGAATCGCCGGGGGGCGCTTTGCTATTCTCCCGTTCGGAATGGGAGCTTGGGTACACCGACTCTTGGAGGTCAACCCCGACACGCGCGAAGGCGTGTGTTCGACCTGCGGGCCCGTGCGTCTCAAGAAGAACCATGACCGATGGCGGTGCCGACCTGGAGCGAGGGCCTTTGAGCGGAAGGGCCGGAGTCGCGCCGAGTTGGCTCAACGTGATGCGCTCGCAGCCGCGCAATCTGGCCTGTGCGCGATCTGCGGGTCGCCGCTCGGAGAGGACGCCAGCCTTGACCATTCGCACCGGACAGGTTTTGTCCGCGGGATGCTTTGTCGGAAGTGCAACGTGGGCCTCGGCTGTTTCGACGACGACCTAGACCGTCTCCGTGCTGCCGCCGAGTACGTTCTCACGGACACCGGGCAACCGTTGATCGGACTGGCGCGGTGGGTCGCCAAGCGGCGGGGGCGTCTCCCCGTCTAATTCGGGTCGGGGGGCGCGTTCGCGTTCAGCGGGCGAGGTGCTGCAGGACCGCGTCAGCGATGAGCGCGGCAGCTGCCAGACCGAGCGCAAGGACCAGGATCCACCGCAACCGCCAACCCGTCTTCTGGGGAGCGTCCGGCCGGTCCGGCGCTTGGGAGCGCGGCGGGAAAGGGGCAGGCGGGACCGCGGGCATGCTATTGCGTCGCCAGGGCAGCGTGTAGTTGCAGCCGATATCCCCGAAGCACTGGCGAGACAGGGTCTTCAGCGAAGCGCTGAACTCACTCAGCGTTGGAGTGTCGTACAGCGGAGGCGGTGGGGCGAAGGACGTGGTCGGGATCGCCGACGGAGTCGACAACGACGACGGACTGGCGCTCGGCGACGGCGCGCTGGTCGCCTGAATGACCACCGTTCTCGTGCAGCCCGTAAGAGCGAGGATGCACCCGGCCAGAATCAGGAGTCTTTTCCCCACGCGCGGCATCATGCACCGCCGGCGCTGATCGCTGCAAGCGCCAACGAGGCACGAGCGCCAGCACGGTCCATCGCCTCCCGCTTGTCGCTGTCGAGCACGGCGAAATACCGCTGCGTCGTGACGAGCTTCGCGTGGCCGAGGATCCGCCTCACGACCTCCGGCGGCGTCCCGTCGCGCATCATGTCGGTCGCGCCGGTCGCCCGCAGGATGTGCGAGTGCGTTTTCGGCTCGGGGATGCCTGCACGCTTCGCGGCCTGGTCAACCCATCCGCTGATCTGACCCGGCGAGACCCCAACGATGTAGCCGCCCTCGCGCCGCCCCTTCCGCGCGAACCGCATGGGCAGTGTTCGAATCTCGGCCAGCACGGCGATCGCTTCGTCCGGGAGCGGGATGTCGCGGACGCGGCCGCCCTTCGTGGTCGTGAGGCGAACGACCGGCCCTTCCGTCGACGTCACGACATCGGCCCACCGCAGGCCGGCCAGCTCCATTCGCCGGAGGGCCAGGACGTAGCCGAGCAGGACGCATAACGCCGTCCGCCGTCCGCGCCAGCGTTCGACTTCGGTGACGAGGCGGCCGAGCTCGTCCTGCGTGAGCGACAAGGGATCGGGGGGCGGCTCGTACTTCACCGTGATTCCGTTCATGGGGTTGACGTGTTCGAACAGCAGGCCCTCGAAGTCGCACCAGCGGAAGAAGGACAGGAGCGCCGCGTGCGTGTGGGCCTTCGCCGCGCCCGTCGGCACGTAGCGCCCGAAGTACGCGGTGACGTGGTTCCGGCTGATCGCGTCGATCGGCGATCGAGCGAGCCGCGCGCGGCCGAGAAACCGCCAGACGGCATCGGTGTACTGACGGTGGGTGGATTCGCAGGCTTCCCCTGCGAGTGAGTCCGACCAGCCTTCCCAGGCAGCGATGGCGTCCATGAGGCGGGGAATCTACGGCGACCCACTGTCACGAATTACACCAATGTGAGAGGAGGTTCACGCGGCAACCCCGGCGGACACCAACGTGCCGTAAGGGCCCGACTCTCCGAAGCCTAGCAGCGCGTCTGGCGTCGTTCCCAACGCGCGCGCGATCGCCTCCAGCCTGCGCACCGTCGGGACGGCTTGATCGTTCTCGTAGCGAGACAGCGCCGAGTTCGGGATGCCCGTGATGCGCTCGACCTGAATGAGCTTGAGGCCGGCCATCCGCCTGGCGACGAGCATGCGGAGCCCGAGTGTCATGCCGCCCCCGGGGTCCTGGGGAAGTGCCTGGGCCATCTCTTCATCTCCCTTCGTCCGGTGCAACATCCGTGGAGTGTCGCAAGATTCCCCCACTGATTGCCAGATTCCGCTTGACATTAGTTCCCACCGCATGCAGAATCCCCCGCATGTCGTCGGACTCCCCGGTACGTGAAGCCCGGATCAGGGCACACCTGAACGTCAAACAGCTCGCCGAGAAGGCCGGCGTCTCCTACGACGTGATCTACCGCGCCGAGCGCGGATTGTCGATCGGGGACGTGTCGGCGCAGAAGATCGCGGACGCCCTCGGGCGCGAGCGGACCGAGCTGTTCGCGGAGGCGGTGGCGTGATGGCTCCGCTCGCGGTCCCGACTCGCTGCCCCGACTGCGGCTCTCTCGATGTTCGTGTTCGGTTCCAGCTGAATGTCGATGGCGAGCCGATCGACGCCATGTGGGGTGGCTGCGGTGAGTGCTCGTGGGAGAGCGAGTACGCCGCGCTCATCCCACTGAATCCGTACCCGACGCTCGACGGTGCGCTGTTTGTTCGCGCCGAGGCGGTCGCCTGATGGCCTCCGGCGTCGACGCTCGCCTCGATCGCATCGAGGTCTATCCGCGCGAGGACGGACGCTGGGCATGGCGGCGGATCGCGCCGGACGGCCAGGTGCTCGCGACCGACGGTGGCCAGGGCTACGAGAACAAGGCGTTCGCCATCGGTGCGGCCCAGCGGGCCTGTGAGACCACGACGGCTGGCGTGGATTGGTTCGACCACGACCCTCGTATCCCGCGCGACGTGGCGGCAGAAAGCGGCGACGAGTGAAGCCCACCGTCGCCTTCGACGCACGCGGCCGCGCCCACGCCAAGCACCTCGCCGTGTACCCCTCTCACACGCTGCTGCCCGAGATCACTCGGACGCTCTGTGCTGAGTGCGACGGCTGGGTCTGGCGGGACGCCAGCGCGCTGACGCTGTTCGGTCGCCGCGTTCGGCGTTGGTGGCGGAGGCGGCATCAGTGAAGCGGGTCGTCGCCGTCACCGGTCTCGCCCTCGCGGCGCTGCTGTTCGCCGCCGTCGCCATTGGCACGGCGTGGGCGCGGATCTACGACGACGGTCTCTGGCTCGGCGGGACGTGGAGGCCGCTGTGAGCGCGACGCTCGCCGAGCGCTTCCACGCGAAGGTCGACCGCTCCGGCGGTCCGACGCAGTGCTGGCCATGGCTCGGAGCTCGCAACAGCAACGGCTACGGGCGGTTTCGCCACGTGGGCCGCAAGGAGCCCGCGACGACCGCACACAGGATTGCCTACGAACTGGCGAAGGGACCTCTCCCGCCCGGCACCGAGCCGGACCATCTCTGCGGGAACCGCGACTGTCAGAACCCCGCGCACCTTGAGGCCGTCACCCGCTCGGAGAACGTTCGGCGCGGCATCGCTCGCGCCCGGGCGAAGGGGGCGGCCCTGACGGGTTCGAATCGCCAGGGCCGCGGGATGCCAGCGGCCGAAGCCGCGGACACGCCCCGGATCGTATCGCGTGAACTCGTCGGGAGCGGGCAGCGATGAGCGTGCTCGCCGAGGTTCGCAAGATGCACGCCGATCGTGTTCGGCTCCGTCGCGGCCCCTTCTGGTGGCTGCGCAACGCCGGCGAGCCCACCTGGCCGCGTTGGTTCGGCGATCGCGCTGTCGACGTGAAGGTGTGGCTCACGACGGTGCTCGTATGTGGAACGCGCGGCCACGACTGGGGCATCACGCTCCCGGAGATCGACGAGCTCGGCTGGCACGCACTGTTCACCTGCGACCGCTGCGGTGAGGTCGAATGAGCGCCGGCGTCGCCTCCAGGCCTTCGTTCCCGCGCTCCGCGGTCCCGGGCAAGTGCGGAGCGTGCGGCGACGAGTTGGAGATCCGCCACGGCGCGTCCGGCGAGGTCCGTTCGGTCCTGCACAAGACCACCGGGACGCTCCGGTGCCCGCCGACGACGCGCACGTGCGACGTCTGTCACAAGGACGGGCTCGTCGAGTGCTCCGAGCCGAAGTGCTCGATGGTCGGCCATCCGGGCTCCTGCCTGATGCGGTGCTCGTGCTGCGGCTCGTGGGGCTGCCCGGCGCACGTGTCCACGGTGGACTTCCTGTGTGTCTCGTGCGCGGAGCACGGCGTGCAGCCGTTCGACCACGAAGGGGCCGCAGGTGTCTGACACCCACGCGGTCTCGGTCGCCTCTGTTCGTCACGCCGCAGTCGCGGGCTACCAGGCCTCGTGTTCATGCGGGTGGCGCGGCGACGTCCGCGGGCGCGACGCTGACGGCCCTCGGTTCATCTGCCCCGCGCCTGACGACCGTGGCCGAGCCATGCGAGACGCCGTCGATCATCAGAAGGCGATGGCGTCGTGCTGACCCGTCGCGATCAGTTCCGGCGTGAGTGCGACGCCGCGTATGACAAGCGCCGCCGCGAGGCGTGGGCCGGGCTGCGGTCCGGCGACCGGATCACCGCGCGCCTGGAGGGCTCCACGGTCGTCGTGACCGTCGTCGAGCACCAGTCCCCCGATCTGCTCGTGCGGACGGTCGACGGCCGCGAGCACGTGATCAACCGCTACCAAATGGGCTCCACGTACATCGTCGATCGGGGGGAACGGGATGTCTGACACGCAGATCGTTCGGCGCGGCGCCGGCGGGGACCTGGCCGTCGTCCCGGAGTTCACCCGTCAGCAGATCAACGTGATCAAGCAGACGATCATGCCACGCGCCTCTGACGCCGAGCTCCTGGCGTTCGTCGAGTACGCGCGCGGCTCCGGCCTGGACCCGTTCAGCCGGCAGATCTACGCGATCCCGAAGAAGGTCGACGGCCGCCACGCCGGATACGAGTTCTTCACCGGCATCGACGGCCTGCGGCTGATCGCCGCCCGCGCCGGTGGCTACGACAGCATTTCGATCGAATGGTGCGGCCCTGACGGCAAGTGGACCGACGTTTGGCTCGATGAGACGAAGGCGCCGGCGGCCGCGCGCGCGACGATCTGGATCGACGGCGTCGGCCACCGATTCCGTCCGGTTCGCTGGAAGGAGTTCGCCCGGATCGGCCGCAACGGGATCCCGATCGGCAATTGGGGCGTCATGCCCTCTCACATGCTCGGCAAGGTCGCCGAGGCTCAGGCCCTCCGCACGAAATACGCGAAGGAGACGATGGGTCTGCGGATCGAGGTCGACGACGACGGCGCCACGCGTCCGACGCAGGTCCGGGATCCCGACGCGCCGGCGAGCGCCGCCCAGAAGGGCGAGCTCCACCGCCTCGCATCGGTCTTCGGCTGGGACGAGGACGAGTACCGCTCCCGCCTGGAGACGGCGACCGGGAAGACGTCGTCGAAGGACCTGACCAAGGGCGAGGCCCACACGACGATCGACGAGTGGCGTGGCTGGGAGACGGCGCTGCTCGAGAACGGCGACGCGCCGCCCGAGGACATCGTCGAGGGCGAGATCGTCGAAGAGGGTTCGGAGGCGGATACACCTGGCACCGGGGCAGCCCGGTCTGGCACGGACCTCGACGGATCTTCCGCTGGTTCCGGCCCACAAGGGACCTCGTCCAGTGAAAAGCCCCGGGTAAGGTCCGGAAGGGTCAGCCCGGGCCCCGCCTCCGAGCAACAGTCCGCGCCGACACCGGGAGAAGGCGGCGCGGATACGGCTCGACGTTCGCCGAAGGCGACGGGCAAGGGGCGCCCGGCGCCGGAGGCGCACCCTGGCGCCGAGCCGGCGGCGGATTCCGGATCGGCCCCGAGCGAAAACGAAGTAGCAGGGGCCGACCCGGACGCCTCCGTCGCCCCGCACGCGTTCGTCGGCGAGGACAAGACGCTGTCGTGCGGCGAGTGCGGCTTCGCCGAGGAGTGGGAAGGCCATCACGCCCGTCAGGGGCGACTCGCATGAAAGGGAGCGTGGAGATGGACGCAACGACGATCAAACCCACGAGGCTGCCGACCCCGAGCCGTATCGACGAGCAGCTGTACAACCTGGCGATCCACGGCGTCCGTCCGATCAGCCTGACGTACGACCACGACGGCACTTGGCGGTTCCTCGGATGGGCCGACCGCAAGCCGATCACCATGACCGGGGTTTTCCTTGTCGAGGTCATCGAGAGGGCGGTCAAGGAGGCCGAAGGGCTGGGGCTCCCCATCGGCCGGGCGTGGGACACGCTCGCCGGACCGTCGCAGCAGGATGACACCGACCATTGCGTCGACCATCACCACGGGTCGTATGAGCACTCGGATGCGTGCGCCCAATGATCCCGTTTGGCCAGGTCCTCGTCGATCTGATCCTGTGCGGCTTCGTCGCCGGGCTCGTCGGGTTCGGCGTCGGCCGCGTGTATCAGACGTGGCTCGAATCGGCGGACTGCCGGTGGGACGAGGTCCAGTTGCCGCCCGGGCCCGACGTCCATCTGCGCGTGCTCAACGGCGCGCGCCGCGACGACATCACGATCTTCGACTGGTCCGAAGGGGGCGAACTGTAGATGTGGGTTCTGACCGAGTCCGGCGGCCTGATCAATCTGGCGAATTACGACCAGATCCCGATCGTGGCCACCGAGCCCGAAGAGATCGACGGCGTCGCCAATTTGGGCGCCAAGCGGGCCGTGTTCGCTCGCAAGGCTTCCGTGGACAACGACGGTGAGGTCCGCTACCTGAGCACCCAGCTGGTCGGCGACCTGAGCGACCAGGGCGCGGTCTACGTCATCACGCTGATCTTCAACGCCATGCGCAAGGGCGTGTCGGTCTTCAACCTCCAGGAGGTCGTCAAGCAATTCCGCGCCTCGGCGAACGGCCAGCGGCGTGAGGCCGACGGCTCGAAGGCGAGCCACCCGCAGTGATCGCCCGCGACATCGTCCTGCCGGGTTGGGCGTTCGTCGGCCTGATGGTCATCGTCGGCGTCGCGATCACGTGCATGGCCATCGGCGCCGTGCAGGTGTGGCGCGCCAACCACTACCGGCCTGACGGGGACGACGTCCGTCGGCTGCGTGAGGCCAACCCGATTCCGAACGACGACCCCGACGCGGGTCTCCGCTCCGACTGAACCAAGGGGGAAGGGATGCCACACATCGACTCTGCCCGCAGCCCGGACGTGATCGCGTCCAGCGACGGGAGCTACCTCACCGTTCGCAAGCGTCTGCTCGATGAGATCTTCCGCGACCTGCTCATGGCCAACCCAGCCGGCGACGGCGACCCGTGCGCATGGTGGGACGAGGCAGGACACAAGCTGGCCGAGGTCCTTCGCATGCAGTGGGACGACGAGGCCGCGTGCCCACGCACCGACCGCGTGATCGTTCGTCGTGCAATTGCATCTGATGCTGCCTATTGGCTCGAGGGTCTGGCCCCGCTCGTCAGCGACGACGAGGACAGGAGCGAGCCCCTTGCCTATGCCCGTGCACTGCGCGCTGCAGCAGGCGAAGGGGACACCGCGCCCGGGCGGGCGTTCGTTGACGTGACTCCGCACATCGGCCAGATCATCCCCACGCTGGCCATCCGTTCGCGGGTTCGCGTCGATGGCTGGGGTGAAACGGTCTACCGAATCTGGCATCTCGGGACCGGCTACGAGGACGGGAACCGCGACCTCGCATTGCCCGGAAGCCTCGATGTCCACATGGGGCTGGTGGAGGTCGACGAAGCCGAACCGGTCCCGCCTGCGGTCTCCGAAATGGACTCGATTGAGGCCGCGCGCGCCGACCTCCAGGATCAGATGGGGCGCGACGAGCTCCCCCGCGCCGAGACCGGCTTGTGTCCGGAGCCTGACGACGGCGGCCATGCCTGCTCGCTTCCGCTCCGCCCGTTCTATGCGTCGGTCGCCGACGCGACGTCCGCGCCGGTGCTGTGGGCTTGCGCGACCGGGCACATCCTGTACGCGGCGAGGCCACTGTGATCGGCGAGGCCGGGCGCTGCCCGATGCCCATGAGCGGGACGATGGTCTGCAACGAGCCCCTGATACAGATTCAGGGATCCCCTGTGCCGGGCGGTCCCGAAGACGCTCTGCGCCGCGCTCGTCAGTTCGCTGGAACGCCCGCTCCCCCGCGCGCATGGATCTGTGAACGCCGTCACGTTCTGCTCGAAGCGAGGGTCACGGTCGCATGACCCTCCCGGTCCGCTTCCGTCCTCTGCCGGCGTGGCCGCACCCGGTCACGAAGCCGCGCTCCTACCCGCGGTTCAAGACCGACTACCCGGCGACGCTGAACCTCCTGGAGCGCGAGCTTCGCTTCCTGGACGGGCGCAACGTGATCGTCGGGCTGGGACTGTCGGAGTTCGACATCCGTCAGGACGGGATGCCTCGTTCGAACGCTCGCGCGCCGCAGCATCCCGGCGTCGAGCTCTCCTTCGACTCGAAGTTCGGGCGGCTGACGTATTCGACCGACCAGTTCGAATCGGGATGGCCGCGTGCCGACGACTGGAAGCACAACCTGCGTGCGATCGCGCTGTCGCTCGAAGCGCTCCGCGCGGTGGACCGCTACGGCGTCTCGACGCGCGGCCAGCAGTACGCCGGATGGAAGGCGCTTCCGCCCGGGATCGCGCTCGGCCCGGCCGTGGGGAACGTCGACGAGGCGTGGGCGATCCTCACGCGGATCTCGGACAGCGATCCGGACGAGGTCGGCGCCAAGCGTGCCGAGTGGGGCGACGAGCTCGCCGGGAAGGATCTCTACCGACAGGCCGCGAAGATCGCGCACCCTGACACCGGTGGCAGCGCCGAGGACTTCCAGCTGGTGCATGCGGCCGGAGTTCTGTTGGGGGTTGCCTCGTGAGGCTTCGCGACAAGATGCAGGTCGCGAAGGCGACCCGCGAGACCGAGTCGGTGCGGGCCGACTTTCACAAGACCGCCGAAGCCCTGCTCGGGCTGATGGACATGATCGATGCCGAGCAGATTGGACGCTGGAACGCCGACGAACGGCGCGTTTGGAACCACCTGTGGGACTGGCGCCGGTTCTCTCGTGACTCATTCGCGGACGGCAGGGGGTACGCGCCATGACCATCTGCGGCTGCCCGCCGAACACGCCCCAGCACGTGGCCGGGTGCCAGCGCTGCGGCCATTGCGCGCCGCACTTCGCCTCCGGGGCCTGTAGCCGCGTCGGGTGCATCGCCTGCCCGCTGATCTGTAAGTCGTGCGACGGGCCGATCTCCGCGACGGGTGAGTGTCGCTGCTCGGGGAGGGGCTAATGGGCAAGGTCACCGCCATCCAGTGGTGCCACCACACGTTTAATCCGTGGTGGGGCTGCTCGCGCGTGAGCCCGGCTTGCGTCCGGTGCTACGCGGACACGTTCGCCAAGCGGGCCGGTCACGGCGACCTCTGGCGCAAGCACGGGGAACGTCGGTTCTTCGGTGAGAAGCACTGGGCCGAACCCATCGCGTGGGACCGCGACGCCGCGGCCGCCGGCGAGCGCCGGCGTGTCTTCTGCGCGTCGATGTCCGACGTCTTCGAGCTCCACCCCGAGTTCGAGGTCGCGAATCGCATGGCCGATGCGAGACATCGGCTATGGGACCTGATCGCCGCGACGACGAACTTGAATTGGCTCCTGCTCACCAAGCGCCCCGAGAACGCGCTGTCGTTGGCGCCCTTCGGCGTCTTCCCGCCGAACGTGTGGATCGGCACGAGCGTCGAGAACCAGGAGTGGGCCGACAGGCGGATCCCGACCCTCGTGGAGATCCCGGCAGTCGTGCGATTCCTGTCGTGCGAGCCGTTGCTGGGCCCGGTCGGTCTGGGGCGGTGGTTGCTGGACGGCCAGACCGGAGCGGACGCGCACCGGGAACAGGCACCTGTGCCAGCCTCGCGTGCCACCGCCTCAGTCAACTGGGTGATCGGGGGCGGCGAGAGCGGCGGCACGGTCGCGCGGCGACTGGTCAAGCATGTTGACGGTTCATGGGTTCCGAACGATCGCGGGCTCGAATGGGCCCGGTCGCTCCGGGCCCAGTGCGTCGCCGCCGGCGTCCCCTTCCTGTGGAAGCAGTGGGGTGGTCCGACGTCGAAGAGCGGCGGGCGCGAGCTCGACGGTCGCACGTGGGACGAGGTCCCCGTTCCGACTCTCCAGGAGGCCAGCGTCTAGATGGCCGTCCGCCGCGGATCCGCCTTCAGCCGGCTCGCGCCCAAGAAGCGGCGTCCGCTCGTGCGCGAGCTCTGTCCGGACTGCGGCTGCTGCACGCTCGTCGTGGGCGATCCCTCTCACCGGTACGACCCGCGCTACGACGACTGGGTCTGCTGGTGCGAGCACGGCCCGGCGGCCATGGCGTTCGACGCCGACGGCTATTTCGATGATGACGGCGGCGAGGAGCGGGACTGATGGATTGGTTCCGTCTCGACGTCGGGTGGATCCGTCACCGGAAGACACACGCCGCCGGCCCCTTCGGTGCGCTGGCCTTCATCGGGATCATGGACTGGTGCGCCGAGCAGGAGTCCGACGGCGTCATCCCGCGCACGATCGCCGAGCTCATCGCCGGCCAGTGGCGCGGTGGCCGCGGCGGGCGCCAGGTCGTCGACACGCTGATCAAGGTCGGGTTCCTGGAGCGCGCCAAGGACGGGGACCTCCAGGTCCACGACTACACCGTCAAACAGCCGACGCGCGAAGAGCTCGAAGCCAAGCGGAAGGCGGACGAAGACCGTCGCGAAACCGAACGCGTCCGCAAACGGTCCTGGCGTGAGTCCCGCAAGTTGTCCCGTGGGACATCCGGGGACGGTCCCGCCTCTGTCCCGCTCTTAGATACGAGACAGGTACGGGACGGTACGGGACAGGAACGTCAGGACCCTGGACCCGAACTTGACGGTCAGGTTGGTTTGGAGGGGGTGCAGGGGGAACCGGACCGCTTCGCGGCAGGTCAGGATCAGGACTTCGACGCGGCCGTTGTCGGTGCCTTCACGCCGATTCTGGGCGATCGACTCGCCTACTGCTGGGCGAAGATTCGCAGGTCAGGCGGCGCGGCCTGGGCGAACGTCATCCCCGAGGTCTTCGCCGACCTGGCGGCCGAGCACGGCTCCGATGCGGTCTCGTCGGCGATCGAGGCGCTGTCCCTGGCCGACCCGAACGACCTTCGCGGGGTCGAACGTCCGCGGGCCTACGTCGTCAAGACCGTCGCCGATCACGCCGGCAAACAGGCCGCGAACGAGTCAGAAACCGTCGCAAGAACGAGCGCGGAAACGAAGTGAAAACGGCTCCGAATCGAGCCTCGAAACAAGGGGGTTGCGGGATGCATCGAGGGCATCAGATGGACCTCTTCGAAGCGCTTCCGGGGCGACCGGATATCCGCGAAGGATGGGTCCAGGTCGACCTCTTCTTCGCCGCGGCTGAGGCCGCGCGCGAGACCCGGCTGCAGATGACGGCGCGGCCGCGGATATCGCCGGTCTACCGCCAGGCGCCGCTCCTGGCAACCGTGACGATCCCCTGCGGGATCGGCAACTGCCGCCGGCGGTTCAGCACGCCCGGCCGCCGCGTGGATCACGTCTTGCGCCAGCACCCGAAGCCGTCGGCCGAGAAGCCGGCGCCGGCCGTCGCGCGCACGACCGACATCGTCGCGGAGACCGCAGATCAGATCCGCGCACGGATCCGCGCACGGATGACCGGCGCGGTGATCGAGGCCGGCGAAGACCGGCGGGGAGGGGAAGAGGTCGCATGAAGCGGTCGCAGCTGCTGGAGTCGTTCGGCGACGGGGTGTTGTCGAAGATCGTGATCAACCTCGGCGTCGCCGGCGAGATCGAGTTCACCGACGACGACCCCGCCATCCCCGAGCACCACATCGTTTCGTTCCACGCCGACGCATCCTCGTCCGGGCTGAAGTTCACCCGCGACGGCAAGGGCCAGCTGATCCTCACCGTGGACCCGAGCTCGTTCGTGATCGACGGGGTGGAAGCACCGCCCGAAGAGCCGGCAACCGAGCCCATGATCGGCGCGGACGGCCAGGTGCTCGTTGGCGACGTGGTCGACGGCATCGTGGGCGGCCTGGCGGTCGATGGCGCCGTGCCCGGTGAAGGGTTCGACGCGCTCGAGGCGGTCGGCGGCGAGGGCGAGGCGAAGAAGCCGAAGTCCCAACGCGGCAAGGCGAAGGCCTCGGAGCCGAAGCGGTGCCCCCACCCGAACTGCCTCCGCGAGGAAGAGCACGACGGCGATCACGAGTTCCCGGCCGAGGACCCGAACGCCTGATGCCGCTGCCGTTCGACCTCGTGTCCGTCGCCTGGCTCCGCGAGGAGGGCATTACCGAGGCGGAGCGGTGGGCGGGCTGGGGACGCAAGCGCGAGGACCGCCGACAGAAGGATCTCGCCGTCGTGGTGCGCGACCAGCAGCACTACATCCGCGAGCTCGAAGCGATGGTCCGACCCGGCCTCGTCGAGCGGGTCGGACACGAGCAAGCGGGGATGCTGTGACCTGGCACGTCGGCAAGCGCCGCTCGAAGCTGAAGATGTTCACGCGCCGGCACCTTCGCGCACACCGCGCCGCGCTCGAACGTGACCAGCCTCGGCGGCCGCGCCGGAAGGCGGTCGAACGCACGTGACTTGGTCCGTCGTCGAAGGCGACTGCCGCGAGGTCATGGCCGGCATGGAGCCATGGTCCGTGGATGCGATCGTGACCGACCCGCCATACGGGTTGGAGTTCATGGGCAAGGAGTGGGACCGGCTCGGCGCGGATGTGCATCCGGTCGGCGACACACCTACCTGGACCAACGGCAGCGGTGTCGCTGTGGAGGGCGGTCCGACTCCGTTCGGAGGCGGTGGCCAGCGGGTCAGGTACGGCTCGTCGGTGGTCTCGGCTCAGGCGTGGCATCGGGAATGGGCCGCGGCCGCTCTCCGCGTGCTGAAGCCAGGCGGCCACCTGCTCGCGTTCGGTGGAACACGCACGTTCCATCGGCTCGCCTGCGCTCTTGAGGATGCCGGGTTCGAGATCCGCGACTGTCTCTCGTGGCTCTACGGCCAGGGATTCCCGAAATCGCGCAACCTCGGCGGCGGCTGGGGAACGGCGCTCAAGCCCGGATGGGAGCCGGTCGTGCTCGCCCGCGCTCCGCTCGCCCGGTCATCGGTGACGGCCAACCACGCGGCGTTCGGGACCGGCGGGATCAACGTCGACGGGTCGCGGCTGGACTTCGCGTCTGACGCCGACGAGGCCGAGGTGAAGGCCAAGAACCAGCACGAGGGCTACGCGAACCCAGGGTCGAACCGCGACTCATACTCCGGCGACTATCCGCCCCGTCAGAACTACGACGCGCCCGGCCGCTGGCCGCCGAACGTGGCGATCGACGCCGACGCCGTGGCGATGCTCGACGCTCAGGTGGGCGAACGTGCCGCAGGGAGACGCCCCGAACGGCGGCTCAGCGGGTCCACGTTCGATCACTCCGAACCGATCGACTACGGGGTCCCGATCGACTATGGCTCAGGCGCCGTGTCCCGGTTCTTCTACTGCCCGAAGGCCGACCGCGCGGAACGCGATGTCGGGATGGATGGCGCCGAGGAGCGTCCGCTGCTGTGGTCGTCCGGCACGCAGTCACCCGGTACGTTCCAGGCCGAGGGCACGAACCGGATGGTTCGCAATGACCACCCGACGGTGAAGCCCATCGCGCTGATGCGTTGGCTTTGCCGTCTTGTAACTCCGGGGGGGGGGTCTGGTGCTTGACCCCTTCGCCGGCTCGGGGACCACGGGCATCGCAGCGTTGGCCGAGGGCTTCCGGTTCGTCGGCATCGAACGTGACGCCCACTACTGCGACATCGCCAGGCGGCGGATCGGTGCGGGGGCCCCCGCCGAGGTGTCGCCATGAACGTGTGTGCGTTCGACCTGTCGCTCACCCGCACGGGCATCGCCACGCCCGGCCGCTGCTACTCCGTCGCCCCGAAGGTCAAGGGCACGGCTCGGCTCGCCGAGCTGCGCAAGGCGGTGGTCCACGCGGCGCGTGCGTCGCAGGCCGACCTCGCCGTGATCGAGCGTGTGGTGCCGGGCCCGAACGCGATCGCGGGTCAGGGGCTCGCCGGCGTCGGCGCGATCGCCCGCCTGGCGCTGTGGGACCTCGGCGTCCCGTTCATCGAGGTCTGGCCGGTCCACGTCAAGCAGTTCGCGGCGAACGACGCGAAGGCCGACAAGGAAACGATGCTGGGGCTCGCGCGTGCGGCGCTGCCGCTCACGCCCGTTCCTGATCACGACGCCGGCGACGCCGCTTGGCTCTGGCTGATGGGGATGGCGCTCACCCGGCGATGGCTCGTGCCGCGCACCGGGTACCGACAGATCGCGCTCGCGAAGGTCGAGATGAGCGACGGCACCAGGCGCCGGGTGAGGCTGGCGTCGTGACCGGCTGCAAACGTCGGTGCGACGGCTGTGGTCGCCGATGCTGGTTCGTCTCCGCAAGCAGCTCGAGCGGAAGTGGGCCCAGCACGAGGAACTGGTCACCCGGATGGGAGAGATCATCCGCGAGTTCGGGCTGTCGGCCGCGGCGATGTCTCAAGCGCTCAGCCGCTCCATCGGCATCGAACGTCGAGGAGCACGTCGCGCTCGGCGAAGCCCTCGAGGCGAAGCGTCGCCTCCCCGTGACGTTCATGCTCCTGCAGCCGGCGTCGTGGCACCCGGACGTGTGGGCCGACGTCGCCCGCATGCGAACGCTCAACATGATGCAGGAGCGCAAGGGCCAGCAATTCCACCTGTGTCCGCTCCAGTTCGACATCGTCGACCGGCTGATCGTGCAGTACTCGATGGAGGGCGAGACCGTCTTCGATCCCTTTGGCGGCCTCATGACCGTGCCCTATTGCGCGCTCAAGCTGAAGCGGCGGGCCATTGGGATCGAGCTGAACGCCGGCTACTTCGCGGACGGGGCGGCGTATGTGGAGGCCATGGCGGCGAAGATGACCGCACCGAGCCTGTTCGAACTGATCGACCTGGAGGCCTCGACCGATGCCGAGGTCCCAGCATGACGACCTCGCTCGCCGCCGTCCCCTCGATCAGCGAGATCGAAGACCTGCTCAAGCAGATGCGCGAGCTCGGCGAGGAACTGGCCGAGCAGTGGCGGGAGTTCGAGGTCGCATACGAAGCCGGCGACGGTGAGGGCGGCGGCGGCCAGTTGTGGGCGTCGAAGCCCGCCGAGAACCTGGCGCTGGCCGGCCTGGACGATCCCGAACACGGCATCGGCGATCGCCTCGGCCTGCGCAAGGATCTCGAAGTGATGGCCGTCTATGCGCGTGCGGCGAAGACCCAACTGGAGTACGCCGTGATGCGCGGCCGCAACGTCATCCGGACCGAGCAGAAGCGCGGGACCGTCGGCTATTCCAGGAACACACCGGAGCAGAACGAGGCCGTCGTGAACGACTACGAGCGCCGGAAGCGCGCTCGCCAGAGGCGATCGGGAAGGGCGGTGACGGCTTGAACTTGACGAAGCAACAATCTCGACGGCGAGCCGCGTTGAGTGATGCTCTCGGATATCCGCGCGGGTGGCACCGCGCCTGTCCCAAGACGCCAGCCGGGTTCCTCGGTACCTACGCCCTCGATAGGGACGATGAGGGCCATATCTGCTGTCGGGCCTGCGGAGCACACGACCTAGAGCCGGTGCGTCGATGACCAAAACGGCCCGTGTGTCAATGCTGGGGCGGCAGGGGATGTTCCTGCTCGACTCGGCTTGTGTCCCGATTCGGCAGGCGTTCGACCGGCCGCCGGTCCTCGTCGGCTCCGCGCTTTCCCGTCGGACGTTCCGAGATGTGGACGTGCGGCTCGTCCTTCCCGACGATGAATACGACGCCCTCAGCGTTGAGCAGTGGGCGCTCGTCAACATCGTCACGAGCACACATCTCACCACCGTCTCCGGTCTCCCGGTTGACTTTCAGGTCCAGCAGGCATCGGCCGCAAAGAAGTTCGATGGCGAACGGAAACTCACCCTCGGCGTTCGGACGCTGCTGTCCTTTGCCGGTGACGCCCCGCCCCAAGCGAGCAAGCCATGAGCAACCCTGACCCGCCCCCCGACACCGGAGCGAATCTCGGGATGTTCGCGCGGTCGGCTCACGAGCACGAGCGTGGACTGCACCACGACGGCCACCATGACTACTGCTGGGGTTGCGATACCCGCGTCCACCACCAACGGTTGAACGAAGCTGAGTCCGCGTTGCTTCGACTGGGCGCCGACGAGGAAGTGGCCCTGCTGCGGCGGCGGCCCGGGGCGGATCGGATCGAAAGGTGACCCACATGGCGAACCCTGACCTGGTCCCCATCGTTCAGATGACGGTGGAGCTGGACGGATTCCTGATGCGTCTGCCGGTCTCTTCGACGCTGTTCCAGAAACACCCGGAGGCCTTGGGCCGGGTCATCGTCAAGGAGTGGCAAGACGCAAAGGCAAGGGCCGACGCCGCCCTGATCGAACTGCGTCCCGAGGTGCTGGCCTTCGCTCGCCTGATGGAGCAGCAACTGCGGGCGAACGATCACAAGCCCGGATGGAAGCACGACTCGGCCGACGCGCTCATCGACCGGCTCAATCAAGAGCTCGACGAGTTGGCGGACGCCGTCGATGAGTGGCCGCAGTCCCGCATCCTGAACGGCACGGAGAGAGTCGGCAAGGAGGCCGCCGACGTGGCGAACTTCGCGATGATGCTCGCTGACATCTGCGGGGCGCTCGCGTGACCCCCGGGGTGTTGGACCGTCGAATCACACGGTTGTAATATGCCCGGCAGTTTGGGCGACGCACGCCCTGAGACCGGTTCAGCCCTCGCGGACTCACGAGCCTGATGCCGACCCTCGCGACCTACCCATGTCAGGAACACGGGTGCCGTGCACTGGTCCCCCGTCCTGGGCTGTGCAAGCGCCACCGCTCCGATCGCATCCGCTCCGCTGGTTACGACTACCGCCGCCGTCCCGCCCGCATCCAAGCGATGAGCAGGTACGGCCCGGCATGGCGTGCGATCGCGAGGCAGGTGAAGGAGGAAGAACCGGTGTGTCGGGTTGAGGGGTGCGAGCGTCCGACGCAGGACGTGGACCACGTCGTGCCGCTCGCTCAGGGCGGAACCCATGAGCGCTCGAACCTGCAGGGCCTGTGCCGCAAGCACCATCGGCGGAAGACGGCGGCAGAGGCGGCACCGTATCGAGTAGATGGACGGTTCGCGCGGCGTCCGACTAGTCAGGCCGATTGACCACTCACGTACCCGAGCGGGGGGGCGTCGAGATCGCGACGCGTGCAGATCAAATGCTTCGGTGACAGTCCGAGACGCACGCCCGCAGGTTTCCGGCGCGATTTCGTCAGGGTGTTGACCAACTGGTAAAGGGGCCTGACCGATGGGCGAACGGGGACCGCTTCCCATGCCCGACAACATCCGCGAGCTTCGCGGCAACCCGGGTAAGCGCAAGTCGCGCCCGAGCGTTCGGCAGCACGCCGTCGTCGCCCTTCCCCGCCCCCCGACATGGTTGAGCCGCGAGGCCGCGGCCGAGTGGCGGCGGGTCACACCCGAGCTGGTCCGCCTCCGTCTCGTGGCCATGATCGACCGCGCCGTGCTCGCCGCGTACTGCGACACCTGGTCGCGGTGGCTCCAGGTCCGCCGCGCTCTTGACAAGGCCGAGGGCGGCAAGCCTGAACCGTTGACCGACAGCGCGAGGTGGAGGCTGTACGCCCGGCTCACCAGCAAGCTCGCCGCGCTCGCCAGTGAGCTGGGCCTGACGCCGAACTCCCGAGCACGGATGACACCGATCGACGGACCGAAGGCGAAGTTGTCGGGGGACCTGGCCGACCTCGACTGAGAGGCGGCGTCCATTGCGAACCCGGTTCAACGCTGCCGAAGCCGCGAAGGCCGTCGAGTTCTTCCCCCGCCACCTCGCGTTCGGCGAAGGATCGAAGGCCGGCCGGCCGTTCGTGCTCGAGCAGTTCCAGGCCGACGACATCTCCTACGTCTTCGGACAGCAGCGATACGACTCCGAGCTGCGCCGGTGGGTCCGGCTCGTCTCCACGGTCTACGAGGAGCTTCCCCGCAAGAATGGGAAGTCTTCGAAGGGCGCCGGCATCGCGCTCAAGGGCACGTTCGCCGATGGTGAACCCGGCGCGCAGAACTTCTCAGTCGCCGCCGACCTCGAGCAGGCGAACCGCATCTTCTCGATCGCATCGAGGATGGTGCAGGCCTCCCCGACGCTCTCAGCACGCGCGAAGCTCTACCGCCGAGCGATCGAGGACATCAAGACCGGCAACGTCTATCGGGTGATCCCCGGCGACGCGGCCGGGAACCTCCATCACAACCCGCACATCGTGGTCTTCGACGAGATCAGGACGCAGCCGAACCGCGAGTTGTGGGACGTGATGACGACCGGTGGAGGTACCCGGGCCCAGCCACTCACGTGGGGCTTCACGACCGCCGGCACCGACGAGGGCATCTGGTTCGAGCTCCGCTCCTACGGCGAGAAGATTCGCGCCGGGCTCCTACCCCCCGATCCGAGCTTCCACTACATCCGGTACGGGATCGAAGAGGGTGAGGACTGGCGGGACGAGGAGGTCTGGCGCCGTTGCAACCCGGCGCTCGGGATTTTCCTGCGGATGTCGTTCCTTCGGAGCGAGTTCGCGAAGGCGACAGCGTCGCCGGACCGTGAGAACGCCTTCCGGAACCTGTACCTGAACGAGAAGACCCACCAGGTCTCCCGGTACATCCCGATGGAGGCTTGGGATGCGACCGCCGGTATGGTCGATGCGCAGTCGTTGGTCGGTTCCTGCTACGCGGGTCTGGACGTCGCGGCCGAGCAGGGCCTCGCGGCGTTCGTGATCGTGGTCCCGGATGACGAGGGTGGCTTCGACGTCGTCCCGCGCTTCTGGCTCCCGGGCGCCAATATCGAAGACCGCGAGCATCGCGATGGTGCGCCGTATCGGGAGTGGGTCCGCGCCGGGCTGCTGGAACTCACCGAAGGAAACGTCCGGGACAACGACGCCATCGAAGCCGGGATCCTTGACCTTCTCGATGATCTGCACCTCGACGTCGAGGAGGTAGGCTACCGGCGCACCGGCGCGCTCGAGCTGGTCCTGGCGCTGCAAGACCAAGGGCTGACGATGGTCCCGATCGGCGCGACCGCCGCGGCGATGAACGAGGGCACCGTGAAACTGCTGGACCTGGTGCTCGGCGGGAAGCTCCGGCACTCCGGGAACCAACCGCTGCGGTGGGAGGCCGACTCGCTCGCGGTCCGCCGAGATACCGACGGCAACGTGAAGCCCGACCAGTCTCGTTCGACGGTCGCCATCCCCGGGATGCTCGCGCTGATTCGCGCGCTCGACCGGGCGATCCGTTCGACCGATGGCGGGTCGGCCTATGACGATCACGGCTTGGTGGTGGCATGAAGCTGAACATCGGTGCCGGCGAGGCGTGGTCGTTCGCGCCGCCGCCGTGGATCAACATCGACATCCGCCCGAGCGTCCAGCCGGACGTCGTGGCCGACATACTCGACCTCCCGTTCGCGGACCAAAGCGTCGCAGCGGTGTACGCGGGGCACGTCCTGGAGCACCTGGAGCGCGACGAGGTCACAGCCGCCGCTTGCGAGATCAAGCGCGTGCTCATGTCGGGAGCGCGGTTGTTGGTCGCAGGGCCCGACACGGAGCGCTCGGACCGGATGTTCGCCGAGGGTCTGATCACGGCCGAGCGTCATCGTTCGAACGGTTGTCACGGCGATCCGGGGAACCCATGCGTTCACCATTGGGCCTGCACGCCGGGCGAGATCATTCGGTCGTTGGAGGCCGCCGGATTCGTGGAGGTGGCCGAGATTCCGATCACTCAGACTCCAGCTGAGTTCCCGGTGTTCGACCGCGGGTCGCTGGATCAGTTCGCCGTCGCTGCACGTCGACCGTGAAGGTCTGGTTCATCGCCTCGCTTGACGGCGGCGGACGGCTCCGATCCGAGTGGCCAGCCGAAGGACTATGTGCTCGCGGTTGGGATGCGAAAGTCGCCGAGGCGCGGTGGGTCGACGGCCATCTTGAAGGGCGCTGGCCGAGCGATCTGCCCATCGGGAGCCTCGTCATCATGCACCGTCCGATGGCGCGCGACTCCCTGCGGTGGATCGAGGCCTACCAGTCGGTCGGATGTCGCGTAGTGGTCGATGAGGACGACGACATGTCGTGCGTCCCCCGCGCGAACCTCCACCAGCCGACCCCGGAGATGCTCCGCTCGCACGACGCAGCGATCCGCGCGGCCGACGGCCTGATCGTGACGACGCCGCGACTCCAGGAGGTCTATGGACCGCTGGCGCGCCGCTCCTGGGTCGTGCCGAACCTCATGGCCGAATGGGTCTACGACATCCGCCCGACCATCATCCGCCGCGACCTCGGCATCGTTCGCGTGGGTTGGGCGGGGGTGCCCAGCGTCCACGCCCACGATCTCAACTGGCTCCGGCCCGGCAGTGAGCAAGGATTCGCCGGGGCGACGCTCTCAACGGTCGGCGACATGTCCTCGCCGAAGTTCCTGGGCTGGCTGGGGCCGATGGAGCGCTTCGGCTGGCAGTCCTCGCCCGAGATCTTCTACCGCCTCATGGCCCGGGCGGACATCGGGATCGTGCCGCTCGACAACGGCGAGAACCTCGCGTTCAACACGGCGAAGTCGCACCTGAAGGCGCTCGAATACGCCGCCCTCGGTAAGCCCGTCGTCGCCACGCGGCTCCCCGAGCAGGCGAACATCGTGATCGACGGCGAAACTGGCTTTCTGGCCGACGATCCGCTCACCTTCGCCGCCCGCGTTCGTCAGCTCGTCGGTGATCCAGACCTGCGCGAGCGGATGGGCGCCGCCGCGCGGAGGCAGGCCGAGAAGTTTTCGATACCGGCCGGCATCGGCCGCTGGGAGGAGATCCTGCGTGCTTTCAGCCCGCCAAAGCGTCGTCGTGAACCTCAAGTCCGGCGAGGCCGTCCAAGGCGTTCTGTGGCGCCGGGGACCGCGGTACTGGACCGTGCGGGCTGAGGCGGGCAGGCGCATCGTCGTCATCACGGAGGCCGGACAGACCCTTCCGATGGACGGCGAGGCCGTGATCCCGCGCTCGAACGTCTCGTTCGTCCAGGTGCTCCCCGCGGTACGTTCGGAGAGCGAGGCGTAGATGGTCGCGGTCATCTCCGAAGGGGCCCTTACCCAGGCCGACTCCGTCACCGGCTACGCGAACTGGTACGCGGCGACCACCGGATCGCTCGACCTCTACACATCGAACCTGGACTACGCGAGCATCTACCGAACCCAGCCGGCCGTGCGTCGCGTGCTGAGCTTCACCGCCCGCAACATCGCCCAGCTCGGCATCCATGTCTTCCGCCGGCTGTCCGACATCGACCGGGCGCGCCTCGGGGACCATGCGCTCAGCAGGATGCTCCGGAACCCGGACCCCACGCGGAAGGTCACCACCTACCGGCTGCTCGACGACTTGGTGCAGGACCGGGGGATCTACGGCCACTCGTACTTCGCGAAGGTGACCGCGCCCGGGGACTCCGAGCCGTCCGCGCTCGTTCGCCTGATGCCGTGGCGCATGGTCCCGGTCGGATCGCTGACGAAGGTGAACTTCTACCGCTACGTCGGCACCGCGGGATTCATTGATTTTCCGCCCGACCAGATCGTCGTCTTCCGCTATTACAACCCGACCGACGGACGGGTGGGCATCTCACCGCTGGAGACCTTGCGCCAGGTGCTTGCCGAGGACACGGCGGCCAGCGACTACCGCGAGCGCTTCTGGCGCAAGGGCGCGAAGCTCGCCGGCTACATCACTAGGCCGCGCGAGGCCGGCAAGTGGGGCGACGCCGCTCGTGAGCGGTTCCTGGCCGACTGGCACGCGCAGAACGCTGGCAGCGGCCCGAACGTGGGCGGAACCGCGGTGCTCGAGGACGGGATGACGTACACGCCTGGCGCGTCGTCCTTCCGCGACGCCCAGTACCTTGAGGCCCGCAAGCTGACGCTCGAGGAAGCCGCCGGCGCGTTCCACGTGCCGCCTCCGATGGTCGGGATCCTGGACAACGCGAACTACTCCAATGCCGTGCTGTTCCACCAGATGCTCTATCAGGACTGCTTGGGCCCAGACCTGGAGATGATCCAGCAGGAGATCGAGGCGCAGCTGCTCCCGGACTTCGTCGACACGACCGACGTGTACGTCGAGTTCAACATCGCGGACAAGCTCAAGGGCTCGTTCGAGGAGCAGGCGGCGGCGATGTCGCTGGCCGTCGGTGGCCCGTGGATGGTGCGCGCTGAGGCTCGCGCACGGCAGAACCTCGCCCCATTCGATGATCCGGCGGAGCAGGCCCAGGCCGAACGGCTCATCACGCCCATGAACGTCACCGTAGGTGGGCAGGCGGCGCCGAACGCGCCTCAGCCCGGTAAGGCCGAGGTCGTGATCCAAGGGGTCCGTGCCCGGCAGGAACGGTCGATCATCTCGAAGGCCGGCGCTCTTGACGCCCCGACGATCGACGCCGTCTGGCACGGTTCGAGATGGGATACCGACCTCGCGCTGGCGCTCGCCGGCATCGTGGACGACCCCGCCCGCAAGGCTGTCGAGATCAATGCCGAGACCAAGCGGGCGGTGGCTGCCGCCCTCTCCAATTCCGAGCCGCTCGCCGCCCTGCGAGCCGCGTTCAGGAGGCTGACGTCATGACGCTCACGAAGACCTACGACGCGCACTTCAAGGCGCTCGATGAGAAGGCCGGGACGTTCGAGGCGCTCGTGAGCGTCTTCGGGAACGTCGACCACATCGGGGACCGTGTCATGCCAGGCGCGTTCACGAAGTCGATCGAAGACTGGCGCGCGAAGGGCGACCCCATCCCGATCATCTGGTCGCACCAGTGGAACGACCCGAACGCGCACATCGGATCGGCCGACCCGGCCGACGTTGAGCAGACCGCCAAGGGCCTGCTGATCAAGGGCCAGCTCGACCTCGACAATCCGTTCGCCGCACAGGTGTACCGGCTGATCAAGGACCGTCGGGTCAAGGAGTGGAGCTTCGCCTACGACACGATCGACGAGAAGCGGGCGAAGGATGGGGCGAACAACCTGAACGTGCTGGACATCATCGAGGCCGGCCCGACGCTGAAGGGCATGAACGCGGAAACCGAAACGATCACGGTGAAGGCACGCGACGCGAAGGCGTACCTGTATCTGGACGGCTCGATGGAAGCGCTGCAGGACGAGCTGCTGGAGGCATGCCAGGCGTGGGCCATGCAGTCCGGCTCGCCCGGCTGGGCGTGGCTCGAAGCCACGTTCACCGACCGGGTCGTGTTCGGTGTGGAGACCTACTCCGCTGGCACGTGGGATGAGACCTACTACGAAGCCACCTACACCGTGGGCGATGACGGTGACCCCGTCCTGGGCGATGTGACGGAGGTCGAGCTGTCGGCCACCACCGTTCCCGTGACGAAGGGCCGCAGCCGCAAGCGCCGCGGCTCGAAGGCGGGCCGGGTCCTGTCCGCCGCAAACGAATCTGACCTCCAGTCAGCGCACGACCTGATCGGAGGCGTACTCGCACAGGTCGCCGACGACGCGGCGAAGACCGACGAACCCTCCGGGGTGAAGGCCGACGAGCTGCGCGCATCGGTCGCCCTGTTCGACGCGGAGCTCGCATCGCTGCTGTAACGAGCCGCACCGCGTGGCCCCACAGGGGTCAAAAACCGACCGGCAGCAGAATCGAGGCACACCCCACATGGGTGCCACCACGCTCGAAGACCTGCGAGGCCAGCTGGCCGCACAGGTGAACCTCGGCGGAGAGCTGAAGGCCGCCGCGCAGGACCGGGAGTTCACCCCGGAAGAGACCGCGAAGGCGAACGGCGTGCTCACCGAGGTCAAGCGCCTCAAGGGTGAGATCGACGCGGCCGCGAAGGCCGAGGGTCTCCGTTCCGCGATCGACGCGCTCGACATCGTCACCGACGACGACGGGCCGATCACCGAGGCCGACGTCAAGGCGCTGAACGAGCGCATGGCGAAGGTGCCGGCGGGAGGGTTGGGGCGGCAGAAGAGCTGGGGCGAGCAGT